ACCGCAACCTGAGGCACCGAACTCGGCAATGGAACGAGGCAACCGTCTCGAACCGACACTCATCAAATGGGCGGCAGACAGACTGAACAAAGTTTTGTACACACCAGATGTGTTGTACTGCTACGAAGAAGATGGTGTTCGCCTGATGTCAACGCTTGATGCGTTGAGCATGGATGAACCCGACCAACGCCAAGTCGTCGAAATCAAGACGACAAGGAAACGTTGGGATGGGAAACTACCCGACTACTGGTATTGGCAAGGTATACAGCAGGCGATCTGCGCAAACGTTTTCTCTATTGATTGGGCGATCTTCGATTCAGACCTGGAACTGCACCACCATGTACAAAAGGTTTCATCAGATGAGAAACAGAAACATATTGACGCTTGCCGAAAGTTTTTGGCAGCCATAGATTTAGGGATGTTGCCTGACGGCGCAGAGTACGCATACCGGCACATCTCAACCCAATATCCGCAAGGTGTCAACACCACAGTCGAACTGCCTTCCAGCATGAAACAACAAATCGTTGCGTTGAAACAAGTTAAACAGCAGATGAAAGAACTTGAAGCAACCGAAGATAGAATCAAAGCAGAACTGTGCGGCCTGATGGGTGAAGCCGAGTACGCCACATTGAACGGCACTTTGGCTTTGACTTGGAAAACATCTGAACGCACATCGTTGGATCAAAAGAAACTTGAACAAGAACATCCAGCGTTGGTAGAGAAGTTTAAGAAAACAACAACCATCCGCACGTTACGTGTGGCAACCAAAGGAGAATAGCAATGGAACTAAAAGAAATACTCAGCACATACGGTGTACCTGATCCGTCTATCGTCGGCAAACTGCCACGAGGCGGCATCACGCTCGACTTCGTAGGTCACGCAGAAATCAACCGCATCCTGATTGACATTGATCCGATGTGGAACTGGTCGCCTGTCGAGTTCGTGAACGGCAGACCAGCGATCACCGAAACAAACGGCATGGCAACCATGTGGGGGCATCTAACTATTCTTGGCAAAACCATGTTGGGTGTCGGTTCGGTGCGCTCGGACAAACCTGATCTAGACAAAGAACTTGTAGGCGACTTCCTACGCAACGCATCTATGCGGTTCGGTATCTGTCTCTCACTTTGGTCAAAGTCTGAGTGGGAAGAACACCCTGCCACGGCACCTAAACCTGCCGGTGTTGTCAGCCAAGAAAACATTGACCGATTCAAAGCAGCCTGCAAAGAAGCGAACCTTGACCCGAACGAGGTAGCGAAACAGGCAGGCGTACTGTTGATCGGATTAAAAGAAGCGGACATGGCGAAGTTGCGTGACGCTTTCAAGTCAATGAAAGAACAACCGAAACCTTTAACCAACGCTGAAGCAGAAAAGGCGATAGTTGAAACGTTCAAAGCAACACCCGTAGAACCGGTACATAACCCGAACGTGAAACCATCAAACCCTGATAGCAAGGTGGGTGGTACACAGTTGGCGAAACTGAAAGCGTTAATGAACTCTAAAGGTTTCGACACACCTGAAGCCAAACTAGAGTTGGCTGTCGGTTCGGTGAAGCATCCGTTGAACGATCTGAACGAGATGACCAAAGGTGAAGTTTGGGAACTCATCGAAACCCTTGACCCTCAATGACCGATGAACGCAAAGGGGAATGTCAAGGCAACCGTGAGAAATGCAACCTACCTGAATGTCCGAAGTTCGGGTTGCTCGGTCGCCCATCTCGTGACGGTAAGCGACGGGTACGTGGATGTAACGATCCTGCGGCTCGGGGGAAAAGGAATCGAACTAAAGGTGATGCTAAAGCCCGACATGCCCGACGCAAACTGGGTTTATCTGCGACAGGTAACGCAGGTTCTCGGCATGAAGAACATTGGTCCGGTTTTTTTCGCGTTGAAGTTAAAGCCGGTGCGCAAGTCGGCCCTATCGAAACCAGGTTTCGTGCGGCGAAAACGCAATCGGATGCTTCTAAAGCGTTGGGTGACATCAGACCTTTCGCAATGATCGCCATGCCCGAAGGTAACTCTGACGGGATAGTGTTGATGACACTCAACGAGTTCGCAGAACTTATAGCCCTTATAAAATAAGACTCACAACCAATCAACTAAGGTAGGAGAATCTAATGGATGCACTCTCACGGCTATTCGCCGTTCTCACAGTCACCCTGACTGTAGGTGGGGTTACAAGCCTCGCTGAACAGACCCCTGTACCTAACAGCCCACCCCCTGTTTTGGTCGCTCAGAACGCAATACAGCGCGTCTGGCGCGATCCTGTAGCGGTAGCCAAACCTAAAGCCCTATGCCCACAATGGTGGGATGCAGCCCTTGAAGCAGGCTGGGAACTAGACCAGTTACCTCAACTGGATTACATCCTTCATCGAGAATCAAGGTGCCTAACCCAAGCCCACAACACCACCTTGAACGCTGACGGGTCAACCGATCTTGGCCTAACCCAAATCAACGACAGGTCATGGTGCAAACCAACCCGCTACTATCCTGCCGGATACTTGCAAACATTAGGTTTAATCCAGTATTGTGAAGACTTATTCGATCCGTTAACAAACCTTAAAGCCGCCAAAACAATCTATGACTACGCCCAAAAAACCAGCGGAAACGGCTTCCGACCCTGGGGAAAGTGAAGCAATGGGGGAAATACTTGCATCATTCCAACTAGTTGACAAAGAAACAGATTGGATGGACAACGCCAAATGCCACACCAGCGACGGCATATCATGGTTCCCTGAGATCGGTGAAAGGCACCTTGTTAGCACAGCAAAAAAGTTTTGTGCAAACTGCCCTGTACGGGAACGATGTCTAAGGTTCGCTCTTGATAACGAAATTATGTACGGTGTCTGGGGTGGCAAGTCTGCCGCTGAACGCCGAAGATTACTACACAGCCGCAAATATAAGACTAGGATGGGGTTATGACCGATGCACAGGTGTCAGAACTAGCGATGTGGGATGCACGTTGCAATGACCTGCAAAACAGTTTAGATCGTTTACGTGAAGAACGTGACGAACTAAAACAAGAAAACGAAAAACTGGTATGGGAATTGAACTTAGCAGTTCAAGCATCCATCGATATCAACCGAGAACTTTCAACCTACAAACAGATGGTTGAACGAATGAGAATAGCAATGGCTCAGGGTACGGAACTCTGATCCGAATATCTAATCCACTACAAAACTACCTCAAAGGGGGAGCATTCATGTCAGCATCATTTTATAAACTTAAAGACGACTCATGGGGCGTACGTGTTAAAGAGTTCGCAGGCGAACCAGATATGGAAGTCGAAGTCACCACCAAAGCCGGCGACACAAAAACTGTGATCCTCGGTAAACGGGTCGCCAAGTTTGATGACGCAGAACTATGGTCAATCGCACCAGCAGGCACCACGAACGTCAGCAAAACAAAACCGGCACCAACAAAACCTTTGCCACCAGAAGAACCGTTCTAACCAAACCACGAAGGGGAAACATGAAAGTCTTAAGTTTATTTAGCGGTGTCGGCGGCTTCGACATGGGCTTAGAAAACGCAGGCATGGAAACCGTGTTCCAATGCGAATGGGATAAACACGCCAACACAATCCTAAACAAGCATTGGCCTGATGTACCGAAATGGGATGATGTATCAACCCTCACAGGCAAACATATCCTCAGCAAAGCACCCGTCATAGATGTCGTTGCGTGGGGATCACCATGCCAAGACCTATCGGTTGCAGGCAAACGCAGCGGATTAGAAGGCGAACGATCAGGACTGTTTCACGAAGGTATACGCATCATAAAAGAACTACGAAAGGAAAGCAATGGACAATATCCAAGAATCTCTATTTGGGAAAACGTCGTCGGCGCACTCAACTCCAACCGAGGCGCTGACTTCGGGATCATCCTTGACGAAATGGTTGAAGCAGGGGCGATGGTCATTGAGTGGGCAGTCTTGGATGCACAACACTTCGGAGTACCCCAACGACGAAGGCGCGTGTTCGTCATCGCTATCTTCGATCCTGCAATCGCCGAACAATGTCCAAACCCGCTACTACCTGTCGCCGAAAGCCTGCCAGGGCATCTTGCGAAGGGCAAACCGGCGAGGGAAAGTGCTGCCAGTACGCTTACAGAAAGCATTAGAACAGATGGCACATGGTGGGATGGTAGAGACACAGCCGAAGCCTTGACCACGACATCAAACGAACAACGTATGCCCGACAAACAACGATTCCAAGCAATAGTTGAAAGTTTTACACCGTCATCATTTGCGAATTACGCTGAAGGCGTCGGCACACTTCGATCAAACGGCGGTGATCTTGGTGGTGGTAGCGAAACATTAGTGACCGAACCAATCTTGATTGACGGAACACGGGTTGACGATGTTCGAATATATGAACCACCCGTACAAACTTTGAAACAACGAATGGGAACAGGTGGCAACAACGTACCGGTTATAGGTTTCAGCCACACGCAAGGATTAGATGCCCAACCATCCGAGAAAGCCTGGCCAACTTTACGCAAAGAAAACAACGGACATGCAGTTGCTTACGACGAATACAACGACACAATCGGTGCAACCCACCACGCTCTACGAGCAGGCACAAAACAATCCACAGGTGTACTTGAACCAACGATGGCAGTCAGACGACTCACACCGTTGGAGTGCGAAAGACTAATGGGATGGCCAGATGACCACACCCGATGGAAAGCAGACGGCACAGAACAAGCCGACACACACCGATACAAACAATGCGGCAACGGAGTCGCCTCACCCGTAGCGCAATGGATCGGGAAACATTTACTCAAACTATGAGCAAAAAACAAAACTATCGATGCCCACAATGCGACATCAAAATAGTTTTATATGTCAAACCGAGCAGCCCACCAATTTGCAACAACCCTAAAAAACATTCAACCAAACCGGTTGAAATGATCCCGACCTCAAAAACAAATTAACGAAACAAGTTTCCCCCACCCTCGGAGAAAGGGAAATACGAGAGTGGGGTACTCCTCGATCACTCAGCGACGACGAGTATGGTGGACTCGCCTTTTCATTGGTCGCTTCGCAAACCTGGATAACTCTACCTCAACGGCTTCAACATTGGCAAATCCACAGCGTTCGATACCAGCCATGCAAGCCAATCTCGTGCCATAAAGGTAGATGAAAGGGATATGATCGGTAAAGGTGCGCCCTTGCCACTTGTATTCGCCAGCCCAAAATTTGCCGTCAGTTCGACGCACAACCCAAACCATTCTCGCTTGGGGTTTCCTAAACTTGCGATGGCTACGAACAACAAGGGCTAGCAGCCCTGTCACTTTCTCCCGTCAAGGCGATCAATAGCCTTGACCAACATATCCATGAACTCTAAAGAGTTCTGCGTAAACGCTTGCCATGCGTCATCTTCGTTCGCATGGTACCGTTCCACGCCCTCACGACATAGGGCGAGCAGATCATCTGCTAACCGTTTGCGATCACCTGCACGGGTTTGGCGTGGCGCATCGTGGCGTTCATCTTCGCGCCACCTGTCACGAAACTTTGCATGCACATACGGGTGGCTTCGGTTGCGTCGTTCTTTCAACATGAAAACATGACCACCGTTATGCAGGTTCGATAAAGCCCCCGAAACCTGCCCGTGATGTAGATACAGTTGTCGCCCGATCTCGTTCCATGTGGCACCAGCAGAGCCATGCGCCTCTAGCGTGTCTAAGATTCTTTGTTGACGCTCTGCAAGCGCACCGTTTACAGCCTCTAGTTCTGCACGGTCACGACTCGTATCGGTGCCGGCATAGCCACCTGTGCCGTTGTACGGCGTGATAGGTAGTTGTTCGTTCATCCCGTCACCTCTACTTTTAGGGTAGAAAAAGAAGCCCGTTTCCTTTTGCCCGTATGATCGGCAGGATCGCTGACCTGCGCTGCGATTGCATCAAGCAATCCTTTTAACTCGTCAAGGGTTAATTTCCTGTTTGTATCGAATTTAACCGTGATCTTGTTGCTAATTGTCACTAGTTTTCCTTTCTGTTGTTGATTTCTTGTAGGTACCATTCATTCGTCTTGCGTTTCATCGTGGCGTGGCGTCGGCGAGTTGCCTCCAACTCGTGCCGATACTCTGCCATGAGTTCGCCCAATTTGTAAGAGGCGAACATCAACCCCATTAGGGCGAACATAGCCAACCCTGCAAAATTGTCATCGAATAACATCACTCCCCCCTTTCAGGATAAAAAAAGGTTGACCCTGACAACTTGACGCCATCAGGCAAAACCTTTGAACAATGTTTTGCAGCGTGGCGAACATTGAACATCGTTTTGCCGTCAACATCTTCAAAAGTTTCAAAGGTGTCACCATCTTGCCCCCACGAATGGGAAAAATACTCTTTAGGGGACAAATCTAAAGGCGTGTAAGTGACCTGCACGAACCCGTCACATGATCGCCCACGATCATCAAACGAACTGATACAAACAGCCCCAACGGAGCATCTGCGCATATAAAGCCAAATGCCCCCACCGGTATAAACCCAAAACGGATTTCGATAAAACTCTCTCATTATTCCCCCTTTGCTTTCTCAAGTTCTAACGACAATTCGCCTACGATCGCATTCAGTCGCACGATCTCGGCGTTAAGAGTGTTCACCAATTCGACTAAATTAGTCGCCCCCGATACCGAGAGCCTAAGAACCTCGGGCGTACGATACCCCAAATAGTTATCAATGCCCCATTCGATTAGATTCCGATCTAGTTCGGCTAGTGCATAATCTAGTTTTTTTTGCTGTTCCATCATTTCCCCCTTGACAATTCATCGACGATAGAGAACAGTACGAACGGGATTTCATCAAGCGAAAGATTGAAAGCCTCAGCCCATTGATCTAGTTGCTGCACTCGCTCATTGCTTTGATCGTCTAACTTTTGCCATTCATCGCACATTTTCAACATCGCAAGGCTCACGCCCTCAATGCTTTTTAGGAATTCTTTCATAATTGCCCCTTTTCTTTTTGTTGGTTTTGTTCTTCGGCTTTCGCCTTGTTCCTAGTGCTTATCGAAAAGCCACGCCCGAGGCGCTAGGAGATATAACTATCTTAACGACTAATTACCGGTAATAGCGTCAATACAGACAGCCACGGCGCCATCGGTGATCGTGCTAGTGACCCATTGACCCCCCCAATTTGCTTTTTCAACATACTGCCGAACCGCCTCGGCGTAATTCTCGCCGATGTTCAGAGCGTAATCCCATGAGATCGTCAACCGGTTTGGGTCTTTCCCGTGAGTGTTGCTCTCGTAGCGTTGAATCGAAATCCTAGAACCCCGATGATCGGTTGGTCCTAGATATTTGCAGCGTAACGCCACCCGATAAGACTCACTAACCTTGCATGCTTTCTTCGTTTCCATTTCTTGCCCTTTCTCTGTTGGTTTTGTTTTTCGGCTTTCGCCTTGTGCCTAGTCGCCCTATGACGGGCTACCCCTGAAGGGCTAGGCGATCACCTCAGGCGAGGCGATACTCTTTCGAAACTAGATGCGCTTTGTAGTTGCTCAAACTTTCGGCTTTTGTGTAGCCGTAATATGTTTGGGTTTCTAGCCGTGCCCCTACGAAAGGATCAAGCACCATAGCGCTAACTTGATAAGCGCCATTGCGTAGCCTTGTTGCATTAATCATTTGTCACCCCCTCAAGCCATATGATCTGATTCATCACAGAATAAATCGAATTCTTCAAGATCAAGAACAAGCGTGAAAAAAGACTGCCATTCATCGCCCTTTAACTTGATCTGTTTGCTGTAATGATCCTCGGCAAACTTGACAGCCTCGGAATGATCCCCGAATGTTCTGACCAAATCACAGCCCCAACAATTCGAAAAATCTGAAAAGTCGCCAAAACCTTCAACAACCTTGAACATCACAGCACCCCTTCCTCAAACAAAATGCGCTCAACCTCTTTGACGGCATCATCAAACGAATCAAAAGACAAGCATTCACTAGTGTTGCCCGATGATCCACCATAGTGACCAACAAGCCAAACACAGTTTTGATTATCTTCAACAGTTGCACCCAAATTATTCTCGGGCGAAACCATCAAACAATGACCGTCTTCGTATTCGGAATCATCGGCAAAACTGAAACCCAACACACAACACATTCCACCTGTTTGCCAAACACTCCAACCATCAACCAATTCATTTAACGCAACCAAATTAGGTTTTGCGCAATTTTCGATTTGATCCAACAAACTGAAACGCTGTTCGTTGACCAAATCCATGTCAATATCTTTGAGCATTACCAACCCTTTCTCTTTGAGGTTCTCACCATAAGAACCAACTAGAAAGATCGTAACCGATTAGAAACCGTGAAGCAAGTTTCGCGGCATGACATCCGTCACAGCAATGTCAGGGCGACCTAACAAGCAAAGCAAAAGTGTTAGGCGAACCTAACAGAACCATACCCACCGAACACCCGTTCGCCCCCACCTGTTTCGAACCGAACACATGTTCGCAGCATTACCACAGAACCCCGAACAAATGTTCGGCGGTCAAGCCACCACGCACCGTGACGCCCAACGGGGGGTCTGCCGAGGCGCCCGCCCCTATGTATATGTATATGTGTTTCTTTGTGTGTTCATTTTTGTGGTCAGAAAAAACGGCAAAAAAAGAGGCATGTGAACAGAGGGTGCTGGTGGTCGGTGGTGGACAACCGAAGCGTATGCTGAGGGCGTCAGGTCAAACGTATGTGCGACAGGTACTTCCCCCCACGTTTCACTCTTTCGAGTTGGTAGCCGTTAGCCATTGTTTTAGCCGACACCTTGTTTGAACTTGTACGTTGTTCACGCTGCTTGATCCCGTTACAGGATCATCTACCCCAGTTTCCTGGTGTTAATGCCCCGCACCTTGCAATAGGTGTACAGCCGTGGTTTAGTGGTGTGATGGTATCAGATGGTTTTGGTTGTTGCAACTGTTTAAGAATAATGTTGGCGGGTGACTCTGACTCTTTCCCCAACCAACAAGGGATGGTCCAGGGTACCCGCCAACAGGTGTTAGTGTATCATAGTTGTATGGCTGCACGTAGACCTAAGAATGTGAGTGCTTGGTTGGGTGGTAATCGTGGCACCGTGCAATCTGGTACGGAACAGCAGGTTGATACTGGTGGCGGTGAGAAGGATGCTGTTAATTCGACGTTGGCTTTGGGTCTTGCTGGCGCTGCCGGTTTGACTGCCGCTGGTGTGGCTTTACGTAAAACCGGTGTTGGTGCGCGAGCGTTAAATAAAGTGACTGGGCAAAGTGTTGTAGTACACGGATCAGGAACTGGGGGGTTGTCAAAAATTGAACCACGTTTAGGTTCAGCAGCATTGCCGTACGACAAAGCCGCTTTTGCGTG